CGTTTGAGCGATGTTGCTCATAACTGGGCTTACATAGGAATGATAACATTATTTCTATTTACTGTCCAGCCTGGACCAACAGTAACTCAAGCATTGCAGGTGGAAACACCTAAATCAACAGTACAACTAAAGAAAGAAACCTTAGAGAAGTACAGCAATACTGTATACAAGCCTTCTGAGACGCTGACAGACAAAGAACTAAAAGAACTTTTATCAGCTGTTGGCTTTGAAGGAAAAGCCCTTAAAATGGCTTGGGCTATTGCTAAGTCAGAATCTAATGCTAGACCTATGGCTTACAATGGTAACAGGAAAACTGGAGACAGTTCCTACGGAATTTTTCAGATTAATATGTTGGGTGAACTCGGCATTGATCGTAAAGAAAAATTTGAGCTAAAGTCAAACATTCTATTGTTTGATCCCGTAATAAACGCAGAGATAACGTATTATATGACCAAAGGCGGAACCGATTGGTCATCATGGTCTTCCCTTAACGGGGCAAGATTTAAGGAGTTCCTAGGGGAATTCTAAAAGTTAGAAAGGAAGGTACATGAAGATACAGTATGTGTCTAAGTACCTTCTGTTAGCAGAGAAGGGCCTTGTTCCTGGACTTGAGTGTCCAATGGACCAGGGCCCTTTAATGCCTAATATGGACATAAATGATAATATATATTTATATTGCCTTTCATGTACCTACAAAAATCTTGTAGGAATAGATCTATATGAAAAGATTGTCAATAAGGTAGAAGAAGCGGGAGATAAATAATGGAACAATGTGCATGTGTAGATTTTAATAACCGTTGTGATGAACACAAAGATTTAGTTATTGGACCAAATTTGATTGGTGGCGGATACGAAACATTCTCTGGGGAATTAATGGAAGAATCTCCAAACCCTCAAGATATGAGATCACCAGAATTTGAATCTGGACATATCCCAGAAACAGATGCTATGGGCAGAGAAAAGTTCTGGGAAGATTTAGGAAGACCAAATGCCTGATAATCAGGAACCATCTCAAAATCTAGAAGATAACCTACCAATGGTTAACTATATTATGCTTCATAGAATTTATGACTTTTTAACACTTATATCAAATAAACTGGTAGGGCCAGAAGATACCTCAAAGATGGTTTCATATCATGACGCAGGATATCTATTAGGTCCAGCACCATCATATTCACCATCAGAAGAAAATCAAGAAAAGTAGTTGACTTAGAAAATTTCGTATGTAATAATTAAACCTGGCACGGATTGTAGCATCCCACCAAACTTTGCTCTCCGTGCTTGCGCTTAGGCGCAGCAGAACCCAATTGGATCCGCCTCCGATTGGGTTTTGTACTTTTTTAGAGAGCCCCGTAACAGACTTGAACTGTTGACCCTTCGCTTACAAGGCGAATGCTCTACCACTGAGCTAACAGGGCGCTGGCCATCCAAGAATCGAACTTGGTACCTAGAAGTTAACAGCTTCCCGCTCTGCCTAATGAGCTAATGGCCAATTAAATCATTATACTAAATATAGTGCGAAATTAAAAGTGCGCCCGAAAATTGCGGCGGCGGAAGAGAAGAAATGTTTCACATGAAACAATATACCCAATATACAACTAAATAAATAAAAGAATAGAAAATATCATATATAGGACCAATATACCAGCACACATACGAACTAATTCTTTTCTAAACATTAAGATACTCTTTTCTGGGTTTTACGGATATGAGTCCTAATTCGATGACAATTGGAGCAGACGACCTCACATTTAGCAATTTCTTCATCTATCTTCTTTTTAGACAGGGTCGGAATAAGCTCCATAACATTCTTATGCTTTTTACCACGGACATGATCAAAGTCCATTACATAATAGGGATAATACTCTTTACAATCCATACAAGGAGATTTCTCTTTAAGGTCTCTAATGTATTGCGCCAAATAAGCCTTCTGCTTGGCAATAGAGAGCTTTTCAGCCTTCATCTTATGGTTATACCTGCAAAGAAGCTCATTATGGCTTAATTATAGCAAGGAAATTGTTTTAGCTTCCCCGCTTTTTTTAAAAATTTTTAAATGTATGTATTATTCTTAGTCAACTGAAATAACTATAGTATTTAACAAAGTCTTATCTTGAGATGCAACATCTCCACGACCTTGATCCATTTTAGAAATAGCATCTTCTTCTGATGAAGCCAAGACATTTACAATTACCTTTACTTCATATGTGTAGCAATTTAAAGCCATTATTATTTTCCGATCCAAATTAAGATTCTATTAAATGTTAATAAAAAATTTTTTTCTATTTACAGCTTCTTTGATGATTAGATAGAGTCATATGAGCAAAACCTGATCTTACTTCGATTTCCCGCCCACATTTGTCACATTTAACGATCCTATTAGATGCCATATCTTATTTTATATTACCTATTAATTCTAGTCAACTAGAATATTATCTGATAAATAGGAAATACATGATTATAAAACTTACTCCAAGAAATATAGATTCAGCTATCATATTTATCCTTAATTTGATATAAATGTATCATGTATTATATATTGATACCTGGGGATATTAGATTTTAAGCAAAGCCCCCCTTTCCCCCCATTATTTAAAATTATATAATGTTGAGAAAGAGAGAAGCTAGACACCTGGTACATATTGAGTTTCAGTGTAAGCCCCCCACAAACAATGATAAGTATAACATGATGAAAATTGTTAAGTCAAGACTTATTTAAAAAATTTATTTGCAAAGTATACAGCTAGACAAATTCCTAGAATTACAGCAAGGATTAGCAGATTCCGATCTGAATGATCGTATGTGCCAAAATGCTGAGCTAGGTTCATATCTGTATCATAGCATATATTTCTAGTCGACTAGTATTTTAGATCTATCAAAATGTTAATATATTTTTAATTTGTATGATGCAGGGTTTTAAAATGTCCGATATGTCCAAATAGAGCGCCCATATGTTTAACTTTGTGATGTAAAACACATGACCTACTGGGGGGTATGTACTCTTTGTCCGAATTGTCCTCTTGAAATTGTCAGTCCCCCCTGCTAGAGTTATAGTATAACAATTAAATAAGAGTATGAGCCTAGCAAATAAACCGAAAGGGTGAGCCTAGCGAATAAGACTCTAAAGAAAGTATCTTAGAAAGGATAACTACTAATGATAAACAAAATTATCTTAGAACCTAGCCACCCAATGGCTAGTAGCAACACAGGCGATAGCCGTGTGTTCCGTAATACAGTAGGCAACTACATAAGCCGTAAGGCTTACTTAGAAATGCTCTCTACTAGCGTGTCGGCTTGTAAATGTCGGCTCTCTCTGATAGATTTCTCTTATAACAAAAACGAAAGGTAAACTAAGAAAATGAAAATAACATACTCAATATGGCAAGGCGCTAACCTACTTAGCGTAGATAACACCGCTAATAATGCTGATGAATTGCTAGAGGTAATGAAAGACCTAAATAAATTAGGTAAGGGATTTACTTACAATGTAAGAAAGGTAGAGGTAAATAACTAATGATGACTAAATGGGATACTATCCAAGCAGATGTGGCAGACGCTTACCGCCACCTTGATGATGTAGTAGATGTAGAGGATAGCGACTCTATTTTTGGTGATGAACTAATCTCTCTTGATGAATTAGAGAATGACGAACTAGTGTTAGATTGGGAGGGCTTAGAGTAATGGAGTTTTATTTAGACTTAGATTATCTTTCTTTCTATGTAGATAATCTTTATCCTAACGGAATAGCAATAGAGATTCCTACATGGGTAATAGTTGCCACTATTAGTTTAATCTATTCAATTAGATTACTAAAGAAAGATAAGTAAATGGCTAACCCTAGCGGATTCTATACCTGCCCTAAATGTGGCAGGTTAAACGCTGGCGCATATACTAAATGCGTATGTGAGCAACCTCACAAAGAATAAACGGCGTGTCGATTTGACAAAGCTCAGATCGGCCCGCAGTCTTTTGGGGGCCCGATTTATACCTTTATGTCCGAATTGTACGGTTCCCCGAAATGTGGGGCAAATCACAAAAATAGTTTTGCGACACGCCCGAAAAACGGGTCAAAATGTCAGTGGTCTATGTTAGGATACTAGGTATCAAGATAAAAAAGAAAGGTGTTCAAAATGAATACACTAAAATATGAAATCCGAGAGATTACTCTCGAAAATGTAACTGCCGATGAGGCAAATCAAATCGTGTGCGTTTTCTGCGATGACTACGCCTCAAATATTTTCTGCGGAAATTGTAATGAATATAAAGGTTTAATGACACTCGGCGAGTGGTTATCTTATACAAATGAAAGTTGGTTATCATAATGAAACTTGATGAATATAAAAAAATGATAGAGGCTCAAAGAAAAGAGAGCCTACAAAATGCTATCTCTGCTTTAACAAAAGCAAACAAAGTTTTAACTACTACTTTTGATTTGGAGGAAAAATAATAATGGATTATCTAGATTATTTAGATGAAGTCTACGACGAATTAGTAGACGAATTCGGTCATGAGATCGAATCGAATTGTGTTCACGAGTAAAATCGTGTAATACAATTCACACCGACACAACGGCGTGTCGACTTGACGGCCCGCAAAAGCTGTGGGGGCGTTTTGTACCTTATGTCCGATTTAAGATAATTCCCGAAATTCCCTGGATCTTGTGAAATTTATCACACGACACGCCGTCTCATTATTTGAAATTACTGGCGGGTAAGTTGAAAAATGTCAGTAGGGTTTGGTAAAATTACGGCATAACAAAAAAGAAAGGAAGTAGTCAAAATGGCTAACTTATACACAATCGAAAATCTCCTAATTGGAAAAACTTATAACTCAAAAACTTTGCGTGGTGAAATTATCTCCGCAGAAAAACACCCTAAAGGAATTTGGTATGGAGAAAATACCGAAGCGTATCTTGTTCGTGTTCGTGGTGAAGGTGCTAATTACCAATACCGCACAATCGCAGTAAAGGTTGGTGAATAATGGGATACATTGAAATTTTTCGCTTAGATGAAAACGGAGCGGGCTGGGTAGATTTATCCGAAGCCACTCCCGAAGAAATGCTAGACCTTGAAATCGGATTATTTCAAGAAGGCGTTTTGTAAAATGTCGGTGGGGGGTGTTATAATCTCCCTATAACAAAAACAAGAAAGGAAAACTAAAATGGCAAAAACAAAATCTCTACTAGAGGAAATCAAAAACTGCGATACCTGCTATGGGCAGGGTTGGCTTTACTATGGAAATGCCGAAACTTATGATGTAGAGGCTTGTCTATGTAATCCCGAAAGCATAGAGGTAGAATTCTAAATGGAAATTTTTATCTGCGACAACTGCTCAACACTTGCCACCTTGTCGGTGGTCGGTGATACAATTCAACTAAATAAATGTAAATGCCAAAACGAAAGGGAAACTAATGTATAAACTATTTACTTACTATGATGGAAAATTGGAATTCACACACCAATTCGCTGACGCTCTACAAGCCTTCGAGGCTTTTGCTAGATGTGTAGATGTAGGCTTTGCTATGGAAAACGCAACTTATAATTTAGAAATGCCAACAGGCAAAATGTATACAAAAAACTTTGATAGAACAGGTTTGGTATCTGCGAGATGATGACTAGAAAAGATTATATTTCAACTGCCGAAATACTAAACTACATGAGCAACAAAACTCACCCTGCTTTATTTTCTAAAGTAGTTGTTGATTTTGCTGTAATGTTTGCGAAAGATAATCCTAAGTTTGACGCAAATAAATTTTATTCTGCGAGTGGTTATCATGTTCCAAACTTCTCTTCGAGATAAAGTAAAACGAATTCAGGAATTGCGCCGTAGCAATGCGGCGCAACCTGTTCGCAATAAGAAAAAATATACACGAAAAAGAAAACATAAAAATAAACTTGACAATTAGCTGAAAAGCCCGCAGAGCTGCGGAGTCGGGCGTGTCGTTACGGGTGTGATATAAATCACCCCGAAATCCTGAGCGTGTTTCGGAAATTGTCGGTGTCTTACGCTATAATTGCGACTATCCAAAACGAAAGGTAAAAATGCTACTAACACACACCATAAATGTAAATGTGGAGTTTGATAAAGATAATACTCCCGATTATGTTATTAACGCCCTTGTAACTTATTCTGAAAAAGAAAGACAGAAATTGCGTGCGGGTGTATTTATTGGCGCTCTTGATGAAGTAGGGGCACTAGAAAAAATAAACGCAAATAACTCTTATGCCAAAGTATCTTGGGGGGATAACTAAT